ACAACGATGGGCCTAATATTCAGCATCTCAGGAAAACCCTTAATTGATTGAACTAACTTTTTAAACTTATCATCCTTAATTAATCGAGGATTATTTGGATTCAGTTTAATATCTGAAATCTTTGTTAGTATTGATTGCATTTTATTTTTTAAATAGTAAACTCCAAGTTGTAGGTATGCTTAATTTTTTGTGAATCTTATATCCGTATTTTGAAAATAAGGTTATCCATTCTTCTTCTGATTTCAAATTAATATGCCCCCACCAGGTGTCAAATTCTTCCGTGGTTTTGTGTGGTGTGGATGAAAATAAAAAATACGTTGATTCAATGCTTTTTAAATACTCATCAATTTGATCATCCGTCAAATGCTCAAATACTTCAATACTTACAATCATTTCGCACAATTTAGGATAACGATTTAGTTCGTGTAATTCAATTCCTCTATCCAATGCAAAATCACGATGATACTTATTTGGTTCAATACCATAATAACTACAATTTTTTACAATTAAGCATTCTCCCAATGTTCCAAGGCCCGCACCAATTTCAATAATGTCGTTTGCAAATTCGACTATGATGTCGGAAGTTGCCAACATTAAGTTTAAATATTCGGGATTATGTGGAGTTATTCCGTTATTAATCTCGTGTTCAAAAAACTCCTTATCCGTTGCTTGCATTATCAATTTGATTTAATTTTCTACTGGCATTCGATCAGTTTAGTATAAATATCAAAACGCTTCTCATTTATTTTGAATAAGTCGTAATGTTCACGGACATACTCCGCATTTGCTTCGCCATAATCTTCTCTCATCTGCTTACTAAACACCATTCTCCTAATATCTTGTTCCCAATTATCGACCTTAAAGATGGTCGGAATATCTGCATACGGATCACGATCAAAAGTTAATATCGGAATCCTCTTGGCCCCGGCTTCTAATGCCTTCAGATTAGACTTCATCCGATTAAATTTATTATCAAGCAATGGCACCAACAACATATCAGCCTCGTTGTAAAAATTCATATAAAATGAAAAGTGAGCCGATTCGATAATCTTATAATTTAGCTTTTCATTGGCCGTATAAATATTCCCTATTTGTGTCCAATGCCATTTATTATAATCATTCCATCCACAAAGAAGCATCCTGGTAGCATCGACAAAGGATTTGGATTTCGATAAATTTAACAATGGATTTTTTAATTGTTTAATATCCGGAAAGTGAGTGATGGATCCGGTATGTGCAATGTTTACTTTGTCGTGTTCAGTCTTAAATGCCGTGAACTGATCCTTATCAAAAGGCAATGCATTTGGTATAATTTCGCATTTCTTATTATGCTGAATGATTTTAGAATATAGTCTATCATTCGTGCAAGTCACTAAATCAGCCATTCGGATATAATTCTGAATGATCGTTGGAATATTTAGTAACTGATAAGTTTTGTTTGATAAATGGCTGCTAAATAACTCCCAATAGTCATCAATGTCAACAATAATTTTAAAACCGTGTTTTCTTTTCCATTCAATCAAAATAGAAAATGGGATCTCCTCTAAGAATCGATTCAGAACCAGGATATTAATTTCCTTTTCAATAATCATCTCTTCCGAAAGTGCATCGGTCAATAGACAATATTCCTTTTTCATCGTGGACAATGGTAATGCAATACGATGATAGGTTACACCGGAAGTGCTATTTCCTACTCCGATTATTCTTAGGTTCGACATTGATTTCGATTGGTTGATTATTGTCGTAATAGTTCTTAATCCTTTTTAGCATATCAAAGACACAATGCTTGCACCAGGCATTAAGAATAAAATTTTGATCAATGTAATTCCGATAAATTAAAACGTATTGATCTATAACGTGAAAGTCTATATTTCGTGTGTACCCTAATTCAACGGCCACAAAATTAGCCTCGTGTTCTTTTAAGAAATTCAGTTCCCTTGGTGTCATTTATGAATGAATCTAAAAAGGTAAGGCCCGATTACTCCTGCACTAAAAAATAAGGCAATAAGTTCCGTGATCTGAATCGGCAATAAATAAAATACAACCGCAGACCAAACGGATAAACAAGGCGTGCAATTAAACGGCTTAAAATCTAATTTGAATGACTGGTGTAAGTTAGTCATATTAAAATATACTGAAAAAAATATGGATGCAATTAATGTGCTGATCATTCCTCTCGAAGTTTCTTTTTGATTATCATTATCGTTTTGATAACCGATTGATAAGGTATTTTTGTTTTGCGACTTAATTCCTTTTGATTAAATCCTAAATCCATATAAGTCTCAAGCAATGTATTTTCGTACCAACTCAACTGCTTTCTGCCTTCCTCTATTTTAGAAAATAGCATTTCCTTTCGTTCTTGAATTTCTTCATTTAAAGAATCGAAATTTATTACTTCGTGATTTACATTAAACTCCTCATTTTTTTGTCTAAAATGGCGGAAAAATGGAGTATTAAGGCCGGTTGAATAAATCATATTAAGCATCGTACGAACTAACCAAAACTTTAAACCTGGAATACCATTGTTATTATAAATGCCCCAAAATTTCTCATCTGAAATATTACATAAGGCCATAAACATTTCTTGTCTTAGTTCTTCTCGGAGTGAAGCTGGTTGCATCTTTCGGAGTGCCTGGGCGATCTCCTTTGATTCGTATAGCGTTGAAATGATTTCATTCCTTGACATCAACCTTTAAACTTTTCAATTTCCCTTTTTAAATACCATTGGGCTTTTTCCAAATCTTGCTTTTTGTTACCCTTTTTATCAGATCTCAAAATATATTTAATCACGTTACCAAGATTAAAATTTAAATTATATCCTTCAATCACTTCAATGGTTTCTATTCCATTGGCTTGATAATGTTCCGGATGATCAATTTGATTTGACATTGACAAAGTTTACATTTTTATTTTTATAATTGCAAGAAATCCTTTATTTTTTTAGTTCTTCCGAATGCTGAATAAGATAATTGCCCCGAATTTTCTAAAATGTGTTTTCGATTTAAGGCTAAAGAATAATTCAGATCAAGAATAGTTTCGCATTCAACTTTGATTTGTCTTGTCGGATTGGTCAACTGCTGATCAATCCAGGCAATTGCATCAAGATAATTAGATCTCATTTATTTTAAATTCAATTCGTGGATTCATTTTATCAATATGCTTTTCCATTATTAAAATTGAACAAAGCCGATCATTCAAGATTATTTTATTTTCTTGCAAACAATCTAAAATAATTTTTGCAGCATTATCTAAATCAGATTTATTTGATTGAAAATAAACGTGAATCCAAATTTGAAAAGGATTTTTAATTATTTCTGTAAGATGTTTTTTTATTTGCCAACTAAAATTAACTTCATAACTTTTTAGTTCAGTAGTTTTATAAAGCCGATTATTCCCAATTCTATATCCATTTGATTTGCTTGGAACTTGACCTTTAATTGTTATTTGTGCCATAATTTTCGTTGTAATATTGTTCTGCTTGTTTTTCTCCTCTCATTTTAATCTCAGAATATAATCCCTGAAGATGAGCTTCTGTTATCTGCTCTTTCTCCATTTGTTTGGCTTGCTCGATTTCCTTTTGTAATTGAGCATACATTTCCTTATTAGTCAACTTAATTTGTTCTGCAAGCCAGTCTATTGCTGTTTTTTTCTTTTCCATTATTTTAATAAGTTTTTACGTTTGTCAGTTTTAATTAGTTCCGAATAAAAAAAGATGGTAACCGGTATGATCAAAGATATGATATTCATCGCAACAAACTTCTGTGTCATTCCGATTTCTACCCAGTAATAAAGTAAATTTATCAGCCACGAAATAAGGCCAAAAAAGATAGCCGTGTTTCGTTTTCCAAGTAATGTAAAAATCAAGATGGATGATTCCAAAGAAAAGGCAAATACCCAACTTATAAAATAATCGAGTGTTGTGTGCCTGGAGATATTAAAGAAAACATCGGATGCGTGAGTGATCTGCGTGATCAATGCAAAGCAAATCGTTATTATAATTATTTTTTTCATTATATATTTTTTAGTGTATGATAATTGTCAGTCATTAATCTTACAATTCAATAAGTTCTTTTTTTACTTTTTTCCAATATTCTTTAAAATCTTGATTGAATTTAATTGAATCATTATTTAAAATCTCATTTACCACAATCAAAGCACAATCTTTAGCCTCCTCTAATTCGGTAATAGTTGTTTCAAAATAAAATTTATCCCTTAATTGTTGGGCTTTTTCTTTAGGTGTCATTAAGCTATGGGTTTAATTTTTCCGTATTGATCAATTCGAACCTCAAACGTTACCAAGTCTTTTATAAATCTTTTATAACATTCTGCTTTATAGGCCCAAATAAATTCAGTATGTTCAAAAACATCTCCCGGATTTTTAACCAAATGTAAAAACTTTGGTGCCACGGACATTTTGATTTGATCTATTATTTCCTTATCCAAATGAAGCCATCCGTATTGAACTCCTAAATCATAAAGGAAATTTAATCCGGCTGGATATTTAAACGTGCGATCTGCATCTTTTGTCCGTGCATAAAGATCCGCATAATCATTGGCACAAAGTATTCCTTGTTGCTTAATTTCTTCATCTTTTGGAGTGTGTCGAATGTAATCAGCTGGCTTGGCATTTGTTACCTTCCGCATCACATCGTTTTTCTCGAGCAAATACCTTTTAATCCAAAGAACAAAATTGGAAGGATTCCAAAACACATTTGATTCGTGTTCTTTTAAGTAATTTCCATCAAGTCCATTTTCTAAGGCCAATAATACTTCGGCTTCCGTTAAATTATCAAACTTGTTTAGGTCGCTGAAAATCATTTGGCTTTCGACCGCATCTTCGTGCTTGGCTCTATCCTTTAGGCTTAAACGAACTTTAGCCATTGAAATGATTTTATTGGCTATCCGTGCTTTTTCTGCCTCGGACAAGTACATTATTTTTTGTTTTAGCGAAGCATCGTAAATAATGGTTTCGCTTTTTGTCATCTTGCTATCTGCAAGAATCGGTTGTGAGTATTTATCAATACTATTTCCGGATGAAGGGATTGTGATAAGTTCCATTTGCTATTTGTTCTAAAGTTTCTTCGTAAATCTCTTGCATCTGATTAAGATTCTTGGTCATCTTACCAGGTGCCGGTTCTAAATTGATTGAAGGTTTTTTGTTTCCAAATTTATTTTGATTTTGCATCCAAGTTTTAATCCTTCTGTTAATATCAAAAAACTTTTCAGATTGCCATCGTTCTTTGCCAACTGAATTTTTTTCAGTCCAGTATGAAAAGAAGTTATCATATTCAGAATTTAATTCTTGAATGTATGGCGAAAGCATTTCGCTAAAAGATACTTTACTTTCTTTTACTTTAATTTCATTTACTTTACTTTCTTTTACTTTACTTTCCTTTGTTGAACGGTCGTTGAACGGTTGTTGAACGGTCGTTGAACTTTCGTTTAACATTCGTTTAGCAGCACTCTTTTGTCCGGCTAACTTCCTTTGTTCCTTCATTTTAAAATAAGGTTCCAAGTAAAGTAACATTTTAGGACTGAAAAACTTTTCATCCTCATCAATTGCAAAAAGTCCATAATTACAAATTATAACTCTAACCTTTGCTTCTGATACATCAAACTCCTCGGCTAATAAATCAATGTCCTCCATTGGATACATTAAATCGTGTTGCTCTCTTAATGTCTCCAGTAACATAAAATAAATTCCGTAACCTTCCGTGCCTAATTCTTTTCTCATTCTGCGAATCTTTCGATCGTGCCTGGCATTGCAGAAATGTGGGAAATAAAATGATTCTTTTTCCATATTAAAAATAAAAAAAGCCAGTCTGCGTAGGAGTGCAAAACTGGCTTCGGCATTAAACCTTTAGAACAAACCAAGAACTCCTACCCTCTTGACTTATTATATTGCAATATAGCAAATTAATCTTCCAATTCAAAATTTACAAGTCTTTTTGTAAAGATTCCAACGTGTTGCGGGAAATCATTTTCGAACTTCTTTGC